GCGGCAATGGTCAGGCCCTGGCCGAAGAAACGCGCCAGGCCTATGGCGCGAGTCGTGTCGAGGAAGTGATGCTGTCCGAAACATGGTATCGGGAAAACATGCCAAAGCTCAAAGCCCAGTTTGAAGATCGCACCTGGAACATGCCCAAGGACAGCCTGATTCTTGACGATTACCGAGCGCTCAAAGTCGTGCGAGGCGTGGCCCGCGTGCCCGAAGCGCGGACCCAGGACAAAGGCGGCAAGCGCCACGGTGACGCCGCCATTGCCGGGGCGATGTTGGTCCATGCCGTAAAACTCGACGGCGGCCCGGTTGAATACGCCTACCAGCCCGTGCGGCGCGAGAACACAATGAGGACGAGGGGGAGACTGCTATGATCCTGGATCAGTACGGAAAGCCGGTTCGCAAGAACATGTTGGATAAGGAAATCGCAGCCCCTGGTTTGACCGGGGTCCGTTCGCTTTGGAACTTCGCCCAAGTGGCATCTGGCCTCACACCTGGTGGGCTGGCCTGCCTTCTCAGAGACGCCGCCGAAGGTGACCATACTGCGTATCTGTCTTTGGCAGAAGAGATGGAAGAACGGGACGGGCACTATGCATCCGTTCTCGGCACCAGAAAAAGGGCGGTCTCCGGGCTGCCCGTGGTGGTCGAGGCTGCCAGTGATGCGCCCAAGGATGTGCAACTGGCGGATGAGATTCGCGCCCTGTTTGGGCGCGGCACAAAAAGCATGATGGAACATTGCCTGGACGCCCTGGGCAAGGGCTTCGCTGTGGTGGAAATTATTTGGGACAGGTCGTCCACTCCTTGGAAACCTGCCCGCTATGAGTGGCGCGATCCGCGTTTTTTCCAGTTTGACATGGAGTCTCGCACGGAAATCCGGCTGCGCGACGAAGCGGACATGATGAATGGCATCCCCCTGGAGCCTTACAAATTCATCAGACACGTGCCCCAACTGAAAAGCGGCATCCCGATCCGGGGAGGCCTCGCCCGTGTCGTGGCTTGGTCCTGGATGTTTAAGACCTTTGGCATCAAGGATTGGATGGCTTTTGCCGAGGTTTTCGGCATGCCCTTGCGCCTCGGCAAGTACAGATCGGGCGAACCGCAGGCGAATATAGACATCCTGAAAGCCGCCGTGGCCAACCTGGGCATCGACGCGGCCGCAGTGATCCCTGAAGGAATGCAGATCGAATTTCAAGAGCTGGCCAATAGCACGGGCGGCGCGGATCTATTTGAACGCATGGCGAACTGGATGGACTCCCAGATATCCAAGGCCGTGCTCGGCCAGACCATGACCGCAGATAACGGGTCAAGCAGATCCCAGGCCGAGGTGCACAACGAAGTGCGCAAGGATCTGCGAGACGCCGATGCGGACCAACTGGCCGAGTCCTTGGAACGTGACCTGGTCATCCCGTATATTGTGCTGAACCATGGGCCGCAGAAGGCATACCCCAAGGTCTGCCTGCGTGAGCCGGAATCGGCGGACGTGACCGTGCTCTCCGATGCTTTGGCCAAGCTTGTGCCGCTGGGGCTCAGGGTTGAGTCTTCCGAGGTCCGGGACAAGCTGGGGTTTTCGGATCCGGCCAAAGATGCTGAATGCCTGCAGCCCCAGTCGGCTCTGGTTCAGTTCGCCCCGGCCATGAACAGCATGAAGGCGCGGGCACAGTTCACCCCTGACCAGCAGGCCCTGGAAGACTTGGTGGCCGGGATCGTTCCCGAGGGCGCCGCCGCGCTGAAGCTGGAAGGCCAGGAGATTGACGAACTGATCCGGCAGGCCAGATCATTCGAGGAGCTGCGGGTCATGCTGGCCGAGTACATGGAGCGGGACACGGATCCACTTGAAGACTCGGTGCAACGCGTCCTTGTCGCTGCGGACATGTGGGGCAGGAAGCAGGCCGGGGGCGAGGATGAAGCGTAAGCCACGGGCTGCAAACGCATACGCCGACATTGACGCGCCATTGCGGCCGCTGCCTATGGCCGAGGCTCTGGAGTATTGGCGCAGCAAGGTCCAGTTGCCACCCAAGGAGTTCTACAGACTGGCCGAGCAATACAGGGTTCGGGCCTTCACGGTCTCGCGCCTGGCGCGGGCGGACATGCTCGGGGAGATCTTTGAATCCATAGAGAAGGCTCTGGCGGAGGGGGTGAGCTTTGGGGCCTGGAGGAAGTCCTTAGCGCCGGTCTGGGAGGAGAACGGGTGGACGGGAATCCGCGCTTGGCGCGTGGACAACATCTTTCGCACGAACATTCAGACGGCCTACAACGTGGGGCGTTACAAGCAGATGCAGGCCGTGGCCAAGGCCAGGCCCTTCTGGCAGTACAGCGCGGTCAACGACTCGCGCACCAGGCCGACGCACCGGGCCTTGCACGGCCGCGTCTACCGCCACGACAGCCCATTCTGGGACACCTTCTATCCGCCCAACGGCTTCCGCTGCCGGTGCAAGGTCAAGACCCTGTCAGAACGGCAGGTGAGGGAGCGCGGTTTAACGGTGCACGAGGGCAACGGCCTCGGCGAATTGATCGAGCCGGTCGGGCCGAACGGACCTATGCCGGCGCGGCCGCTCATGCCGGACAGGGGGTTTGAGGGGAACCCGGGCAAGGAGGCATGGACGCCGGATCTGTCCAGGTACCCGGACGTGCTGCGGGAGAAGCTGGAGAAATCTCTACCGCCCGTTCCTGCTCAGCAGGACGTGCTCGCGGCGACTGCTCCCACCACACTGAAGGTGCCGGAATTCAAAAGCGTCAAGGAGGCCGAGGCCTGGGCAGTCACGAACGACCTGGTGGATCACGCGGACTTCTCCGGGGCGAAGATCGAAGTCGTGACCGAATGGCTGCAGAGCCTTGCCGACCACATCCGCGAGTTCCCGGCCCTGCGCCAGAACCAGAAGTTTGTTGGCACGTGCCAGGCCCAGATCTCCAGGTGGAGAAAGCTGGAGATCGAAGACATGGTCGCCAAGCTCAAGGCTGCGAACCCTGACCACACCGACGATTTCACGAAATTCGCTGAGCGGTACGTGCCGAACAAGAAGGTGCCCGGCCAGACGTGGGCCTTCTCCTGGTCGCAGAAGAACGTGTCCGGTGTGGCGGTGAACAAACGATGGGCAGCGAACCCAGAGGAGTTCAAGGGCGCCTTGCGCCGCAACGTCGAAGCCAAGTATCACCCGGTTGGCTGCGACACGATCAGGAGCGTCGTCGATCACGAGCTGGGGCACCAGTTGGATCAGCTACTTGGACTGCGCGTTGACCAGGAAATCGTGGAGGCCTACAGGGAAGCAACGTCCCTTGCGATGAAGGAGCAGGTGTCCACGTATGCAGGAACGAACGTCGCCGAGTTCATCGCCGAATGCTGGGCCGAAGGGCTCAACAACCAATCCCCGCGCGAATACGCGCGACGGATCTCAGGCATCATCAGGAGCAGATATGCAGATAAACATCCCTGACTTGACCCCGGATGAGGGGGAAATCACCTCTGGCCTTTGCGCCACTCCCGAGGACCAGGAGCAGTTCGATAAGAACCAGGTGGGCCGTCCGCCGGAAGACGAATAAGGAGCGGGAGCATGTGCAAGAACATCGACGACTTCAACCGCGGCTGCGCCCTGATCATGGGGCGACTCTACGCTTCGTTCCCCAAGCCCGTGCCCATCAATATCCAGTATCTGGACGAGGGGCAGGACAAGCCTGACGGTGAAGCCCTGGAGACGTACGGCGCGACCATGGAATTCCTGGCCGACGAGGGCTACGTCAGATTCGGCAGCAAGGCCGGCCCTGAAAGCGCGCGGCTGTTCATGAACGTGCGCCTGACCAGCAAAGGCTTGGCCGCGCTGAACCGCAGTCCAGAATCCTTGAACGCTCCCAAGGGCACCATTGGCGACCGGGTCGTCGCATGGAGCAAGGACACCATCGCCGGAGTGGCCAGCGATGCTATCAGGCATGCAGTGGCCGTAATCCTGGGATAAACGGAAGGAGGCACGATGCGTAGACACGTTGACGAAGTGCTGGAGGAACTCATCACGCAGACGCGGCTTTCTTGCTACTCTGACTGCCGTTTTTGCCTTGATAGTTCGTGCATACTCAAAAGCGCGACCGTCGGGGATGGCGGGAAATGCTTGGAGTACGAGCAGCGCAAACCAAAAGAGGCCCCGGCCCAGCCGGCGTCGTAAGAGGATGATCCGACAACCTTTCCTTCGAAGCCCCCTTGGTAAAACTTGGGGGCTTTCCCTTTCCTTGGCCCCTCGTTTTCGCCCTTCGCTCTAAAATCAATCCTCCTGCGTTCAAGCCTCCGCCCCTTCCCTCGGCCCGCATTTTTGCCCAGCGCAAAATCTAACGGGGGTCTAACGGGGTAAAACAGGTATGTCCGCCCTTCGGGCAGGTCGTCCAATCAGGCTTTGGCTCGTCCCTCTCGAAACTCCCCTCATACACGAAAATCAGTTTCGTCTCGCCAGGAACCCGTGCCGTCCTGCGCCGCGCGTGCGTCTTGCCTATGGTTTCGCCACATAACCCGGCCGTCCGGGAAGGAGGAGTGGATGAAGAAACAGGAACTGGTTTCGGCCCTGGCCGAAGCCTCGGGCGACAGCAAGGCCGCATGTGAGCGGGTCCTCGACGCCCTGGCCACTGTCGGCCACGCCGCCCTGTACCAGGGCAAGAGCCTGAATCTACCCGGGCTGGGGAAGCTCAAGCTCAAGCAGCTGGCGGCAAGATCCATCCAGACGCCGCAGGGCGTAACCATGGATGTGCCTGCCAGGACGTCGGTCAAATTTCGTCCGGCCAAGGCGCTCAAGGACATGCTGGAGGATGAAGCGTGAGCAGCGCCAAGGTGCTCGGCATTGGCCGCAGTCGTTTCGCGCCCGAGCTGATCAAGGCGCTCAACTCCGCGCCCGTGGCCATGACTGCAGTGGGCATCAACGTCCAGGCCCTGGAAGTTTCCGGGCAGGCCCCGGAGTGGATTCCGCTGGTGCCGGCCGGTCAGGTGGTCGGCCGCGATGGCCGGGAGTGGGTCAACGACAGCCCGCAGCTCGTACTGGATGCGTTCGCCGCCGGTTCCGCTGACCTCCCCCTGGACATGGAGCACGCCACCGAACTGAAGGCGCCTCAGGGAGAGCCGGCGCCGGCCGTCGGCTGGATCCAGGAGCTGCAGATCAGGGATGGCCAGATTTGGGGGCGTATCGACTGGACCGAGGCCGGGCGCAACGCGGTTGAGTCCAAGGCCTATCGGTACGTCAGCCCCGTCTTTGTTTTCGAACGGGCGTCCAAGCGGGTTGTGGCGCTCACGTCGGCGGCCCTGACCAACCGCCCGAACCTCTTTTTACAGGCCCTCAATGGGAAGGAGAACAGTATGACTTTGGAAGAATTGTTGGCCGCGCTTGGGCTGCCGAAGGGCACCACATTCGAGGCGGCGCTGGCCCATATCGGCAAGCTCAAGGGCGACCTGGTCACGGCCACCAATGCCGCCGCCAGTCCGTCCCTGGACAAGTTCGTGCCGCGCGCGGACTACGACGCGGCCCTGGCCCGCGCGACCAACGCCGAGACATCTCTGGCCGACCAGGCCAGGAAGGCCAAGGACAAGGATATCACCGCAGCCATCGACAAGGCCCTGGCCGAGGGCAAGATCACCCCGGCCACCGTCGAATATCACAAGGCGCAGTGTGCCCAGGAAGGCGGGCTGGAGCGCTTCTCCGCATACTGCCAGGCCGCGCCGGTGATCGTCGATCCGTCCACAATGGACAAGAAGCAGCCCGACGGCGGCACGGCAATCGACGAAGTCCAAAGGGCGATGAACGCGATGATGGGCATCGATGACGAGACCTTCAAGAAGCACAACCCCAAATAGCCCGACCGGCAAGGAAGAATGAATCATGACAGCTTTAGCAGCGGACAAGCGGCTCGAATACACCGAGGGCGTCGAGCTGGCCTTCCCCATCGATGACGGCGACGTCATCTACGGTGGCGCCTTCGCGTGCGTCAACGCGGCAGGGTACGCCGTCCCTGGATCGGATACGGCCGGCCTCATCTTTCAGGGCGTGTCCATCCACCACGTCGACAACTCCCTGGGCCAGGATGGCGACAAGCAGGTTGTTCTGCGTCGGCGCGGCCTGATCAAGACCACCTTGGCCAGCACCATTTCCCAGGCGAATGTCGGCGACAGCGTGTTCCTGGTCGACGACCAGACCGTGGACCTGGTCGCGAACGTGACCAACGCCATATTCTGCGGCGTGATCGCAGGATTCATCGGCGCGAATCAGGCCTGGATCGACATCGAACCGGCCATTCGCCAGGCCGACGTGGCTACCCACATCGCCGACACCAGCGCAGCGCACGCCGCATCGGCCATCAGCATCGCCGACGCCGGGGCGTTCACGGCAGAGACCACGGTCGAAGGCGCCCTGCAGGAACTCTACGGCAAGACTCCCCTGCCTGTGGCCGATCCCGGCAATGGTCAGGCGCTGCCCGCAAGCAGGTCCGTCGCCGTGTCGTTGACCACGGGCGCGACCGGGCAGACCAGGACCCTGGCCGCCCCGGCCGCCGCAGGCCTGATGCTGATCCTGTGCCTGGGCGTGGACGGAGGCGGTGATTGTGTCGTGACCGTGGCCTCGGCCATCAATCAGACAGGGAACAACACCATCACCCTGGGCGACGCCGGAGACACCGTCGTGCTCACGTCGGTGGTGATCGGGGCGGCCAAGGCATGGCGCGTGGTCGTCAATGACGGCTGCAGCCTGACCACGGTCGGTTAACCATCAAGCATGGAGAGGAACCATACAATGAGCAAAATGATCAAGACCCTGTGCGTCTGGGCGGTGATTGTCGCCGGCGTGCTGTTCGCGGTGCCCGTGTCCGGCATGGCTGCCGACGTTCGGACCATGGATCTGGCAGGCTTCGGCGTCGGCATGGCCGGCCTGCTGGTGAACAAGGCAACGCTCGACGCGCTGTTCACCAGCCTGAAGACCGTGTTCAACAACGCCTTCACGGGCGCGCCCAGTCAGTGGGAGCTGACGGCCATGAAGGTCCCGAGCGGGTCCAGCCGGAACGACTATGGATGGCTTTCGGCCTTCCCCCGCATGAAAAAGTGGATTGGCGACAAGGCCGTCAAGGCGCTGGAGGCCTTCAAGTACTCCATCGTCAACGATGACTTCGAGGCCACGGTCGAGGTGGACCGCAACGACATTGAGGACGACAACCTCGGGATCTACGCCCCGCAGGCGCAGATGGCCGGATTCAGCGCCAAGCAGCTTCCGGACGAGATCGTGGCCGACCTGAAGAACAACGCCTTCGTCAGCCCCTGCTACGACGGCCAGTACTTCTACGACACGGACCATCCCGTTGACGGGGCCAGCGTCAGCAACAAGGAGACCGTGGCCCTGTCGGGAGCGACCCAGGCCGCCGCCGTCGCCAGCTACGGCGCGGCGCGCACCGCCATCATGAGCTTCAAGGACGAAGAGGGCAGGCCGCTGGGCCTGATCCCTGACGTGCTGGAAGTCCCGCCCGCCCTGGAGACCGAGGGCCGTCGCCTGCTGGAGATGGACAAACTGGCCGACGACACCCCGAACCCCTTCAAGGGCACGGCCAAGCTCGTGGTCAACCCGCGTCTGACCTCCACCACCGCCTGGTTCCTGCACGTGACCAGCATGCCGGTGAAGCCATTCGTGTACCAAGAGCGCAAGGCCCCGGTATTCGTCGAGCAGACCGACGCCCAGGCGGACAACGTGTTCATGCGCAAAAAGTTCCGCTTCGGCGCCGAGGCCCGATGCGCAGGCGGCTATGCCTTCTGGCAGATGTCCTACGGCAGCACCGGCAGCGGCGAGTAACGGCAAATCCAGGGGCCGGGATCATCCCCTGCCCCATGAACACGGAGAGACGAACATGATCACTATCACAGCGAAACGAGACGGCTTCAGGCGCTGCGGGGTGGCCCACACCACAAAGCCGGCCCTGTTCCTGGACGACGCCTTCACCCCGGAGCAGCTGAGGCAGCTGCAGGCCGAGCCAATGCTCGTCGTTGAGCTGCTTACTGACGAGCCCAAAGTTCCTGGCCCAGATGAACCTCTCAAAGAGGACGTCATGGAGGGGCAGGCCGTGGCTGAGATCGAGAGCCAAGGTCCCGCAGAGCCTCAGGATGAAACGGAAGAGGCCAAGGCGGCCACGAAAAATGTCCGCAAAAAGACGAACAAGGAATAGCCCATGTACAGCACCGTCGCCCAGATCCTGAAGCTGCTCCCCGAGTACGAAGTCCTGCAGCTGGCCGACGATGACGCCGCCGGGCTGCTCGATGATTCGGCGGTCACAGCCGTGCTTGAGGAAGCCATCGAACAGGCCGATCGGGAAATCGACGCTTACGTTGGAACGGTAAAGCGGGTCCCGCTCTCTCCGGTGCCGGCGCTGATCGAGAACCTGTCCACCAAACTGGCTATTCATCACCTCTACCTGCGCCGCCCGGGCGTCGAAGAGCCGGATACCTGGCAACGGGAAACCACCAGGTGCATGCGCCTGCTGGAGGCCATCGCCACCGGCAAGATGGCCCTGGGAGCGGAAGACGGTGTGGCATCGGAGCCGAGCCAAGGGACAGCCTCGTTCACTGCAAGTGAGCGGCTGATGTCGAGGAGGACGCTGTAATGTCCGGTCTGTCCGTCAAGATCGAATCTATCCAGATGGAGGCAATGCTGAACGAGCTGGCAGGCAGAATGGACGATTTGACGCCAGTCATGCAGACCATCGGCGAGATCATTGTGGAGCAGGCGGACACAGCCTTTGAAACGGGCGTTGCCCCCGACGGTACGGCCTGGCCAGCGTCAGGTCGAGCGTTGGCCACTGGCGGCCAGACGCTGATCGACACCGCCATACTGCGCAATTCCATCAACGTACTGGCAACCGAGAACCAGGTCGAAGTAGGGACGAACGTCCTTTATGCCGCGATCCACCAACTTGGTGGGAAGGCTGGGCGTGGGAAGAAAACGGTAATTCCGTCCCGGCCTTTTCTCCCTGACCAGGACAGCCTCGATTGGCCCGAGGTGAAGGCTACGCTTCAGGATTTCCTGAAAGGAGCATTGTGATGACCAGATTGGAGCACGAAGACGCGATCGTCGCCATCCTCAAGAAGATGGTGCCAGCTGGTGTCGCTGTGGCGCCGCTACCCATGGGGCTGTCTGATCGCAAGGCCCTGGACGTACGTGGCAGCGCAGTCTGGGTGGTTTACGCCGGGGGCAAGCCAAAACCGGGTCAAGACCCGAAGACCATGATGCACTCTGAAACGTGGGTGTGGTCCTGTCTGGTGCTGGCCAAGGAATACCGGTCCGCCAAAGCTGGGGCCGTTACAGCCTTGGGGCTTTTGGAAGTCGTTAACGCTGCCCTGTCCGGGGCCAAGGTGGACGCGGCTCGCACGCTGACCAGGATGGGGGACCAACTCCTTCGCCTGCCGGAGGGTAGCGGCCTCATGGGCTATGAAGCCCAATTCGCAATCAACGTATTTGCCCCGCGCGGGGCGTAGGGCAAAGGCCCGAGGAGAGATCAATGACGACATGGGATAGACAGACATATTACTACTCCGGGCAGGGCGTTGTCCTGGTCGGCGACCTGGATGATGATAACAACCTTTTGGGGCTGACAGCCCTGGGCAACACTACTGCCCTGGAGATTGGCGTTGAGGTTTCCGTCGAGGAACACACCGAGAGCCAGAGCGGCCAGCGCGGCACGGATCTACGCAAGGAGAAGGAGACAAAGGTCAGCATTAAAATGACCTGCCAGAACTTTGCCCGCGATGTCTTGGCCATGTTCACGCGTGGTACGGCGACGGACGTTGCCGCAGGAGAAGTTGCTGCGGGTGCACTGGTGTGCCGACTCGGAAAGATCATGCCACTTCCCCACATGAAGGTCAGCAACGTGGTTCTGACGAAGGGGGCGACGCCCCTCGTGGCATACGTGGATGATGCCACGCCTTATGACTACCAGCTTAATGCCGACGCGGGCAGCATCAAGTTCGCGTCTACTCCTGCAACCCCCGGCCTGGTGGACGATGACGACCTGATAGCCGCCTACGACTATGAAGCCCAGGGACAGGTGGACTCGTTGACCACTGGCGCTGTGGCCCGCCTGCTGCGTTTCGAGGGCCTGAATACCGCGGACTCCAACAAGCCGGTTGTAGTTGAAGCCTTCAAGTGCCAGTTCGACCCGGCCAAGGTGCTCTCCCTGATCTCGGATGAGACCGTTCAGTCTTTCGAACTTGAAGGATCCATCCTCGCGGATCTGACCCGCACCACTGGATCCAAGTACTTCCGCGAACGAGTCTTGCGGTAACCCTGACATTAACACCAGCGGGCCAGGTTCAACAAGAGCCTGGCCCGATCCATAAGGAGCACCATGGAGACACTTGAAAAGATCGCACCGGCACCTTTCGTTCTGCTTATTGACGACGAGACGCTGGAATTGACCCCCATTCGGACGCGTGAACTTCCGCGCTTGGTCGCGGCCATCAAGCCAATTTTCGCAGACATCAAGGAGCTTTTGCTTTCGTACCAATCTCTTGAAAACGCGCAGCTAGAACAGCGAATTTTGGCCCTTGCTGTGGATAAATCCGACGTTGCCGTTGAGTGCATTATCGCCGCGTGTGCCATTGGTTCCAGGAAGCCCCGGGCATGGGTTGACGATCTCGGATTGGATGACCTGGTGCGTCTATTTGGGAAGCTCCTGGTGGTGAACGGCGATTTTTTAGCCAGGAAGGTCCTCCCCGTGTTCACGCAGACGATCGAGGGGATGACCGAGATGGCAGCTGGTCTGAAGCAATCGACGCCCTTGTCGGTGCAGGGTACCGGCTCGACGAAATCCTGAACCTCCCCGTTCCGGGGTTATGGGCTCTGGCTGACGCCCTTGCAGCCAGGAAGCGCAGGGAATCAGCACTGCGCGCGATCGAACAGAGCAACGCGGCACGTGCCGCATGGTTTGAACCGAAGGATTACGACGCCTACCTGGCGAAGCTGAAAAAGGACCTCGTATGAGTGACATGAATCTCTCCGTAAAGATCCAGGCCGATGCCAAGCAGGCCATGGCCGAGCTGAAAGCCCTCGTTGCTCAGGTCAAGATTTCCGGCCGCGAAGCCACGGCTGCGGATCGGGAGGCAATCAACGCAGCTCGCGAGCGCGTCAAGGAAACGCGGGCTGCGGTGGTAGCCCAGCGTGACTGGGGCACCCTGGGCGTTCGTTCCACCAGGGCCATCAAGGAAGAGATGGACCAGGTGAACGCCGCCCTGGATCGTCTCAAGAAGTCGAGCGGATCGACGGGCACTGAACTGGCACGCGCGACCCAGGCCGCCAAGGTCAAGATGTCGGAACTGAAGGGGGAGATGTCGGGGGCTGTCAGGATATCAGACCAGCTTCGGGATGCCTGGGGGCAGTTGGTCGGCCTGGCAGCGAGTCTGGCTGTGTTCGGCAAGGCGGCCAAGGAGGCCATCGGCTTTGAGTCCGCCCTGGTGGATCTCAGACGAGCAGCCAACGTGACCCGTGAAGAAGCCAGAGAGATGGGCAAGGAGTTCCAGGATCTGGCTGTCGAACTTGGCATGAGTGCGGTGGGCATCACACAGCTGGCTACGGCTGCGGCCAAGACCGGCGTGGCCAAGCGTGATCTGCTGGAGTTTTCGCGAATTGCGGCCACGGCCGCCATGAACTTCGACATGCTCCCCGAGGAAGCTGGCAACGCTCTCGCCAAGCTCAAGAACATCCTTGGCCTTGGCGTGAAGGACATGGAAGCCTTTGTAGCCACTCTGAACGAGCTGGCCGACAATGCCGCGACCAGCGAGCGGGATATCATTGAAGCCCTGAAGCTCGGCGGCGGATCCGCGATCCAATTCGGCCTGACCGCGAAGCAGTCCGCCGCATTGGCCACGGCGTTCCTAAGCTTGGGAGCTACCTCGGAACAGGCCGGTACGGCCATGCGAACACTGTTGGGGAAGTTGCGCCTCGCGTCGTCCGGAACGGGCGAGGCCGGCAAGGCTTTACAGCGAGTGGTCGGAGACGCTCGAAAGTTTGCTCAGGTCATGGCCGGAGATGCCAGCGGAGCGCTGCAGCAGTTCATGGAGAAGTTGAAGGAGATGCCTTCGTCCGAGCGCTTCGAGATCTTGCGAGGCATTTTTCAGGAGGGCTTGGACACCGAGAATATCTCCAAGCTGGCTGGCGGGGTTGACCTGCTGAACGAGGCCATGGGCCGGGCGGCCAAGTCCGACGACGAACTGGTCCAGGGTCTGCGTGATCTAACGGACATGAAGCTCGAATCTACCGAAGCTGAGCTGAACAAGATGGGCGCTGCCTGGCGTAACGCCGGCGCGGCGGTCGGGGAACTATTCCTGCCGATGATCCGAGCGGCTTCGGTGGCATTGGTGGCTGTTGCAGATGCCATCAGGGTCTTGATTGATGTTGCCCCGAACTTGACCAGGTTGGCCACTATTGGCGTCATGATCGCTTTGGCCTGGGGCCCGCTCAAGTTGATATTTTCCGTTCTCGGACCGGTACTGGCAAGACTAGGAACCGTCGCTACTGCAGCGGGGGCAACGTTTGGCACGATATTTACGGCTATGCGCGCTGGAACAGGCATTCTTGTTGCTGTCCGCGTCGCTATGGCCGGAATTGGCCGAGCAATCCTCGGTATGATGGGCCCAGTTGGATGGGCCATCACAGGACTGACGCTCCTTTGGGACGCCTGGAACTGGTTCAAGGATGATGACGATTCGGAAAAGGCCATGGCAGAACGTGCTGCAGCATTCGGAGACGTGGCCGAGGCACTGAAGGGCGTCGGCACTGCTGCGGACCAGGCCAAGAACCAGATCCAGCTGGCCATGCAGGAAGCAACCGCACCTATCGAAGCGCTGGTGGCGAGCTACAAGACGGCCACCGAGCAGATCAAGACGACTCTCGCGGATCGCTTATTGGCCATCGACGACGCGGCCAAGCGGGAGCTGGAGATCGTACAGACAGCAGGCCTAAGCCAGCGAGATCAGTTGCGTGAGACGGCCCGCATTACGCTAGAGTCGGAGCAGCAAAAAGTCGATGCTATCAGGACCGCCGGTGAGGATATGGAACGCGCCTGGCAGACCACCCATGGCCGCGCCCTGGAAATCGCACGCGCTGCAGGCATGGATACGGTGAAGCTGGAGCAGGAAGCCACCGACGCCAAGGTCGAGATCTACAAGCAGTTGGAAGCTGGGTACCGTAAGACCGTCAATGTCCTCATTGCCGAGGAGCAACGGCACCTGAAGGCCGTGCAGGAGATCGAGAGCCAACGCTTGCTGCTGAAGATGTCCGTCGAGGATCGGATCCGCGCGCTGAAGCAGAAGACCATGTCCGATGAACAGGCGTACACCGACAGGGTGGCGCAGATCGAGGACAAGCTGGCCAAGGCTCGGGAGGCATCGGCCAAGGGCCAATCCGACATTGCCAAGCGATATGCAGACGAGGCCATGAGCTTGGCTGAGCGGAACGCCCAGGAAGTGGTCCGCACCGTCGAACAGGGTGGCAAAAAAGTATCCACTACCGTCGTCAGTTTGGAGCAGGCTGTGCAGACCAGCCAGACCCAGATCGAACAGGCCTTTGCCATCCTGGATGGCGACATGGCCAAAAACGCCCAGCAGCGTGCGGAGATGGCCAATGACACCAAGGCCAAGGCTGATGATGCCAAGGGCGAGCTGGAAGGGGTGCTGCAGAAGCTGCAAGAAATACGTGCCGCCCAAGAACAGAAAGTCGCACTCCAGCTTGAGGCGGACGAAGCTTCCGCCACTGCTGCGATCGAGAAGCTGAAGGCGATTGCCGAAGCCCAGGCTATAATGGCCAGAGTCGATGCGGATTTGTCTGCCGCAACTACAAGTTTGCAAGCATGGAAGGACGCGCCGGACAACAAGGAGATGGCCCTTACCGCCAGAGTGGACCAGGCGAGCCTCGACGTTTCGGTCGCCAATCTCAAAACCGCCATGACAAAGGCCGGGCTGCAAGTCCCTGCTGCGTTGGATACCGCTCCTGCAAGAGAAGCCCTCGATAAGCTTCGTGAAACCCTGAACACGACGACTACTGCTTCCAAGCATGGTGTGAAAGACAACGTCCCTGCCGTGAAAAAGGAAATTGACTCCTTGAACGGCCGCAACACGTCTTCCACGCATACGGTCCATCGCTACGTCGTCGAGCATCACGCTGGGGGCGGGTGGGCCGGAGAGGCAGTTCAGCACCTGGCAGCTGGTGGCCATGCTTGGAGACGCTTCACGGGCACGGTCTTCGGCCCAGGGACGGGCACTTCGGACTCAATCCGGGCCATGCTTTCCCGGGGAGAGTTTGTGGTGCGAGAACGCGCGACCAGAATCATATCGCAGGTGTTGCCTGGATTCATCGAACAGTTCAACGCCGTGTCCTCGAAGTCCGATTTGCAGCGTCTATTCGGCAGTGTCACTGGTGCGATGGCCGCTCCAGCTCTGAAATTGGCCGGAGGCGGATGGGCCTCGGCTCCAGCGGCATCGTCCATGCCAACCGCGTTCGGCGATACCATGACCTGGTTGATCCGAGCCGGCGAGACGGAAGCGTCGATCCGCGTCGTCGGCAGTGACAGCCGGCGCAATCTGCATGCAATCACTGATGAGTTGACCCGGGTAGGTCTGCTGTCCGGGAAGAGGTAGACCATGGCCACACGTTTCAGATTGTACTCGGTGGACATCGCGCCAACCCTGGCGCCGGATCTTGCCGATCCTGCACCGGCACTGAACATTGCCTGGGATCATGACCCCATTGAGAACGGGATCCAAGAGACTCCGCCGGAGGGGCGTGGATCCGTCATTGAGACCGGGGACAACGGCATCGTGGTCCATGACTTCGGCGTGCCGGACGGTGGCGGGACCTTGACCATTCAGGGAAACGCCCAACCCGATGGCGAGTTTCTAACGCCCGAGACGGTGGCCCTGTTCCGGGCCGCTTACAAGGCTGCAGACGTCGAGTACTTCCTGACTGACGGGATCCGCTGCTGGCGGGTTAGATGGAGCCGCAAGCCTGCTGGTTTCAACGTCTGGATGAATCAGTTCTGGGCCCAGCATGGCGTGTATGAATACAGCTATGAGTTCGTGTTTATTGTCATGGCGGAGGTCGAACTGTGAAGTCATGGCGCGTCATCCTGAACGGTGTCGACATCACGCAGAAGGTCGACCTGGTCGAGACAAGATTCGAAGCGGAAAATGTCTCTGGAGAGATCGAGGTATCCATTGCGGACCGCGCCGTACTGGACGGCATTGTGGTGCCGCGCGTGCCGCAGGGTCTGTCTATCGTTGCGGATGCGCTTGTCGCCGGTGCCTGGGTCAGCCGAGGATCATTTTTCCTTGAAGAGACCACGCAGCCTCCGGACCTTCGCGCCCGCACGGCCACCATCTGGGGGCGCACCCAAAGCGCACGGCTGACGAAGCCATTCGCCCCGAAGATTTCCCGCCAATGGCCCGCAGCCACAACGATCGCCGCTATCCTGCAAGAGCTTGGCGCGATGTGCGGCGTGGCCATCCAAGTGCAGAACGATTACCCGATCTGCGCCTACTGCTACGCGGTCTCGGACTGGTACCCGAGTCAGATCATCCAGGATCTGGCTGAGAAATCTGGCCAGATCTGCTGGCCGCAGGTTGACGGGTCGCTCCTGATCGCGCCCAGGCTGTACCGTGATCTGCCGGATCCAGACGTGACGCTGATCGCAAGCCAAATCGAGGTGAAGAGCGTCAAGCGCCAGGTGCCAGATTTCGGCAACCGGATCCTGGTCAGTGGTGATGGCGCGGTTGCCGGGCTGTCGGTGCAGGTCGTGCCTATGTATCCAGAGGATGAATGCGTGGCCGCAAACGGTACGGACCAGGTCCGACTGATTGCCGTCGTGCTCGGGGTTGATGGTGATTTTGTAGCTGCTGGGACAGCGATCAACTGGTCGGCCGGGGCCGGGTTTCTTGCGGACCAGTCGAGCGTCACAGGATACGCGGAGATAATTGGCGAAGAGCAGCGAGCAACCGACTATTATCACGTCACCCTCGATCTTCCGGCAGCTGCGGTCATCGGCGTCTATGCGTACTCCGACATCCGCCGTAAGCGGAACCTTTACCAGACCCGTCGTGGCAGCGTGTCCGGTCGCACCATCACGTTTTTGAGCCCTTTGGATTTTTTCGACCAGGCTCTTTTGATCGACTACGAAGTGCTTGGAGCGATCAACACTTGGACCGCCGGGCGTGTTCCTGGAGATATTGTGATCTTGGCCAGTGTTGCCGGGGCGCAAGGTCAATGCACGGTGCATCAGAGCAACCCGAACGCGTGCGCGTCGACTCTGACGCTTGAGTCTGTTCCTTCCCAGGTCTGCCTTGGCGAGCGCGCCACTATCACGGCCAAGGCCACCATGTTCGGCGGAGCCGGGTCCGGCAAAATCAGGTTCGCCCTGTCCGGGTGCGGGTCGCTTTCATCATCGCAAAAAGTGCTGACCACCAACGCCATCACCGAGCGTTTCCGGACCACAAACTGGGGCGGCGTGACGCAGATCCGCGTGTCGGCTGTTCCCGCACCAGGTGTAATAAACGTGTACCTGGAGTCCGCTCCAACGATAAACCTTTACGCCTCGCACAAGGGTCAGACGATCAATTTGAATACGACCCTGCTGTCCGGCACCGAGGTCGTGGTTTCGTACCCGGGCGGCGGCACGACTGCGATATCATGGATACCGACAGCCGGGGCAGGCGACACGGTTGTGCGTGAAGCCATCCCGTGCGCCGATGACGGCCAGGGCGGAAGCATTGTAGCCCTATCTTTTACGCCGACAACGATCCTGATGATCACGCAGTCTCCTACGTACTCCGTGCCACCTAATCTGACGGGGACGATTGACGACAATGTCGCGACGCTGACCAGCACCCTTCAGGCCGGGACGATCCTGTATTGCTCGTACTGGGCACCACAGCCCCTCCTCCCAGATTGCGAGGCGACCATTGTGGCCCGCATCGATGACGGGAGTCAGGACGGCGGTATTGCTTCGATCAAAGTCACGGCCCGGGATTGCCGAACGCAGTCCACAGATCCGGCCTTGCCCCCTGAGGAGACGTCTCCGGATGATCCAGTATCGATGCCGGATCTCGACGACGACGAAGAGGATGAAGAGGAAGAGACAGGGCTGGGCTGTGATGCCTTGTCGATCCAGGGACGCACGCCAGCGATCACTGCCGACAACTGGGACGCGGTGTCCGGCGTTGGATCTGGCGAAGATTGCCCGGGTCTTTGTTCGTGTGACGAGATCTGCGCGGCGCTCCGGAGCAATGGCACGCTGGCCACGGCTGGAGAGTTTTATTCAACCTGCGTGGCAAACTGCGCGGAGGCCCGTGCCGCGAAATGCACCCCTTGCACGCTGACGGGACCAACGATCCTTAACCCTGGTGAAGAAGGAACCTGGACCGACGGCAAAGGCAATAGCGCGGAAGTTACGGGCGGGAATGCGCTGACGTTTGTTTCTCGGGACTTTGAGAATGGTTACACGTTGCGTATGCCCACCGGAGGCGAAGGGCCTTTTACGATCAAGGTTTGCTACGGAGCGACAGATGATACGTGTTGCGAGGCACAGGTCGACTTCCCGCCCTGTACGCTCGAAGGGCCTACGGAGTTGGAACCTGGAGTAGAGGGTACATTTGTGCCCAGCCTAGGCATGTCAGGGGCGTCGGTGGTTGTCGGCGGCGAGATGGAGTTTGTCCGCAACCTGCCATACAACGTCGGCTTTGTGGCAAGGATGAAGGCTGGTGCGTGCAATGGCGGGACAGTATCTGTCAACT